GACAATGGTTGGATGGTCGAAGTAGGTGGTCGCGATGATGACGACAACTGGAAGACTGTTAAAGTAGTATGCAATAGCGAAGAAGACGTTATTGCTATTGTGCAGGAATGGAATACATTAGAAGTTAACGACTAAGGATTTGTATGCGAAAAGCAGTACGCACAGTTGACAGTCTTACAGACGAAGAAATCGAACAATGTATTGACGGTTCTTCTAACATTCGTATGATACGAGCATTGTTAGAACAAACTGTCACTAAGGACGGTATCATCCATGATGCAGACTTTGCTGATTTGTTTGCTGAAGAAATTGAAGGGTATATTGGTGTAGACCAAGACGAAGACCCGGAAGGTTGGCAAGAAGCATGGACCATTAACAATGAATGGGGCGAGAGAATCGCCGACAATGTTAACGTATTATTAACTGGAGAATAACATGGCTATCTGGAACGTATGTACATATCATAAAAAGAATGTCCAAGAAGTAGAAACTTATGATCAACGCGAAGGCGACGGCAAAGTAACTGTAACTAATGGATTCCGCTTTGGTGAGTGGAGTGTAGAAACTTCAGACGATAATCCACCAGAGTTTGAATTTACCGAAGTTCCAGGCGGTGATGGTAAGAAAGACAGTATCGATATGCTTAACTGTGAAGTTAACAATATCGAAAGTGTTGAGCTTATTGAAATGTTCGACGGCGGTTGCTGGTATGACATTGATGTAGAAGGACTTAGTGAAGAGGATGAAGAAGAAATTCGTGAATTCCTTGAAGAAAATAGTCCATATGATTTAGAAGAACGCGGTTGGATGCAAGGTGATACCGAATGGTGGATCTGGGGTCCTATTGCTATTAAAAACGAAGACGGTGATATTGTACGCATCATTGAAGCAGATGAAGACGGAAATGTAGTAGTAAAATCCGAAAAGGACTACGAATGAAATGCAATCATTGCGGTGAAGAAGAGAAGCTAAATGGCGTAGGATGCGACTGGAGACAAGGTCGCTGTCCCCATCGTATGCCTATGGTAACTGAATACAATCTTAGATTTTATAACTTAATTCAATGGCTTAAGGGGCTTTTTAAGAAAAAAGACTGTGATTGCGGGCACCATTAAGAGATAAATATATACGTACATTACTAAGGTGCCTACGGGGCCTTTATATAGGGGACAACAATGACAGAAATACACGCAAAACCCATCGTCGATGGTAAATTCTGGATCGTCGAACAAGACGGTGAAAGAGTTGCAACACTTACAAAAAAAGACAATAACAAGTTCGTCTTAAGCAGTAAAGCAGGCGAAGTTATGTTCAACAAGAAACAAGACCTAACTAAACAGTTTGGCGATACATTCTTTGTTTCTAGTGACAAAATCAAAGTTACTGCACCTACAGAGCATGAATGCCACGGGTATCCAACTAGCTCAAAACCATATAATCCAATGTACAATGTACAGGAAAGACTTCCTTTGTTTACAAAGAGCAACTCTAGCAAGTCATTGTATTGTGCAGGATATTATGTAATCAAGTTCAATAAAGGCTGGGTTAAATCGTTTTGTCCTAAATCAATTACCCTCGAACGTAACGAGTTTAAAGGGCCGTTTAAAACTGAACTTGAAATGAAATCGGTACTATCTAATGCTAAATCAGATTAATCTAACACCAATTACACAATTTACACAATCATTACGTGCGGCTGAATTAGCACAACAAAAAGAAGTACGTTTGCCTATTCAGCAAGCACGGTTGTTAAGCCTTGCACTTAACGAAATCCAGGATAAACTCCTACAAGACTACGAATCAATGTATAATGCACTAAAACGTAGTATCGATGAAGGTGTTATTGAAGTTCAAATGGACGGTGGTGGATTTTCTGAGGGAAAGTAGGATAAATATATGCGTACATAATGGAGACGCATATAAATGTCTAGACCTAAACCTAAAGTGTTGCTGGAACACACAAATAAGAAAACCTATAAATCAGAGCAAATTTTAGAGGCCGAAGCCATTTGGGCTGTCTTTTACAAAGGCGAGCCATTTAACCTAAAATCATTTAACAGCCTAGTAGCATACCCGGGACCTAAGTACAAGAAAGTATCATTTTCTAATCCAGGACATGCTATTAATCTAGCAAAGAAACTAAATCAGCAATTCGGTGTTAGTGACTTCGAAGTTGTAGTATTAACACAAGGAACTATCCTCAAATGATAACCCGCGACACTCTTACCAAAATCTTTTTACAGCAATGGGGCAAGAGTGCGGATGAAGCAAATATCAAATTGTTTAGCAGAACTTGGTGGCAAAGTAGTAGAGCTAACAAACAAACAGCATTTCGGTTAACTGAAGTTGGATATGAATTTTTGGTTAAGGAATTAGAACTGAAAGACTACGAAGTTCCATTTACAGAACCAATTGAACTAAGCCCACAAACTATCATATTTTTGGAAAGATACGTAGATTGCCCATACTATCTTACTCCAATGTCCATTACTGTATTTTCCGAGCGCAAGCATTTTGAGCTAATGTTGTTCTCCGATGATATCCGAAAATTTGGACTAATAAAAGCCATAAATGAGCGAGAAAAAGACCTCGCAAATGACAAAAATTAGTTGACATAGACCAATTCCTACTGTATAATTAGTACTGTTAGTTAGCAAAAACTTCCGTTTAATTTTTTAAAGTTAGGATAAAAAATGGCATCAGAAATTATCAGTCGTACAGTTGGGCCAACTGGCGCAAAAAAGAGCTTGCGTAAGGCATTTAAGAGCAAGCGTCCAATCTTCCTTTGGGGCCCTCCAGGGATTGGTAAATCAGATATTATTAAACAACTAGGTACTGAGCTTGATGCTTATGTTATCGACGTTCGTTTGTCACTCTGGGAACCTACAGATATTAAAGGTATTCCATATTTCGATTCAAACGATGGTACAATGCGTTGGGCACCTCCAGCAGAATTGCCTAGCAAAGAAATGGCAACTCAACACAAGCAAATCATCCTGTTCTTGGATGAAATGAACTCTGCGGCTCCTGCTGTGCAAGCGGCTGCTTATCAGCTTGTTCTTAACCGTCGTGTTGGCGCATACGAACTTCCAGACAATGTTTCACTTGTTGCGGCGGGTAACCGTGAAAGCGATAAGGGTGTTACTTATCGTATGCCTGCTCCGTTGGCAAACCGTTTCGTTCACTTGGAAATGAAGCATAGTTTTGATGACTGGTTTGAATGGGCTGTTGAAAATCGTATCAACAAAGACGTTGTTGGTTTCTTGAACTATAGCAAAAAGGACTTGTATGACTTTGATCCTAAGTCAGCATCACGTGCCTTTGCAACTCCACGTAGCTGGTCATTTGTTAGTGAATTGATTGACGACAATGACACCGATACCGAAACACTTACTGACTTGATTTCAGGTGCCATCGGTGAAGGTCTTGCTATTAAGTTTATGGCACATCGTAAGATTGCAAGCAAACTTCCTAACCCAACTGACATTCTAAATGGCAAGGTTAAGAAAATGGAATCTAAAGAGATTTCAGCCATGTATTCTTTGACTGTTAGTTTGTGCTACGAGCTTAAAGAAGCCGCAGATAAGAAGGCTAAAGATTGGAACGACCAAGTTAACTGCTTCTTCGAATTTATGATGAATAACTTTGAAACTGAATTGGTTATCATGGGTACTAAACTTAGTTTGAGCACTTACAAGTTGCCTTTGGATCCAGATGAGATCAAATGCTTTGATGACTTCCATGCAAAATATGGTAAGTACATTAGCGCCGCAACTGAAAAGTAATTGACAGGACCTGCGGGTCCTGTTATAATTTTATACATAGTATAAAGGATTATAAATGAGTTCAAACGATGCAGTTATTGACAAGATTATTGTAGCTCGCGTAGGCTTGCTACTTCGCCATCCGTTCTTTGGCAATATGGCTACACGCCTTAAAATTGAAGACGGTTCTGAATGGTGTAAAACTGCCGCGACAGATGGTCGCACTATTTTCTTTAACAGAGAATTCTTTTCCAAACTTAGTGTTAAGCACGTTGAGTTTGTAATTGCACACGAAATTCTACACAACGTTTTTGATCACATGGGACGTCGTGAATCACGCGATCCTTCAATCTTTAACATTGCTTGCGACTATTGTGTAAACGGACAAATCGTACGTGATGGTATTGGCGATCATAACTTGCCAGACAACTTCAAAATCTTCCATGAGCCAAAGTACTACGGTATGAGTGCCGAAGAAGTGTATGACAAGATTTTTGACGACATGGATAAGCAACAACTAGAAGCTCTAGGTCAATTGCTTGACGATCACATCGATTGGGGCGATGGTGATAAAGATGGCAAAGGTCGTCCTAAGTATTCACA